CTTCTCCGTGTCGAAGGCTACATCATAAACCGTACCATCGCCCGTGACATTTACAATGTTTGCAGAATTGGTCAACAACCAAGCTGGGTTGATATTGGTGATGCACTTTAAATCGGTAGACTTGTTGACCAACACGGTCGCCGCACTGGTACGCGACGCCCTCACAGTACCATCAACCTGGTCGTCATTGTTAATAAACGTCCCACCAAACTTACCATCATAGTGGAAATTGTTTGTAGAATTGGAGGCATCATTGGTAATTATTTCCACGTTACCCGCAATACCACAACCATTTAAGTAGATGCCGTCGTTAATGCCTTTAATGTACATCCCAGCAGTGGAACCACTACCAGGATCAGCACTGATACCATTCGCAAAGAAGTGTGTGACTTGGTTAAGCAGGATGGTTTCCCCTGCCGTAGTAACATCAGCAAACCGGCATTTGATGAAATGGGTGCTGCGAATTCCACGACTTCCGGGAGTGTTTGCAGCAGTGCCGTCAAAAACAGCTCCGCGAGTCCAACGACCGGAACTTAAGCCATAAGAGAGCACATTCTGGAAAAACATTTCCCCAGGGCGCTGGGAATCAGAAGTAGCCACGCATTCAATAGCGTTGCCCCCACTGTAACCATCAGCTTTCAAGATTAGTGCATTTTGTAAACCACCACCAGTACCAGCAAAAGCTATCCCACTACCATCCCACCTAAAACAAGAGGTGTTGGCATAATGAATAAACACCGCACCATAGGCTTCATTACTCCCCTGAGACCCAGCCCCCATAAGCATAATGCCCTGCGGAATGGTAATGAGCCCAGTAAGTTTATAAATACCGTTTGGGAAGAACACTGTACGGTTTTTGTCCGCAGCAGCCGCGTTGATTGCAGCCTGGATGGCAGCCGTATCATCTACAGTACCATCACCAAAGGCCCCGTACTCACTGTGGCGAACATTGATGTAGTCTTGGTACGTACTTTTGTTTACGTCATTGAGCCACGCGGAAGCAATGACAGTTCCTGCGATAAAGGTTGTATCACTCATATTTGCCCCACGTTTAGGTTGAGTTCAAGTCCGGTCATTAGTAAGGGGTAATTATCTGCGTATTCAATTCTGAAGCTAATAGTACGAAATTTACCCAATCTGGTAATGTAGGGACTTCCCCCAAAAATATTCATAGTCCTAGGGGTAGTTCCACCATCGGACCAATCCTTTGTACTGTAAGAAATTGATGCTGTGCTACTACCGGAATAATTGTATCGAGAGCAGTTTAGTGCCAGGCGATTTAATGTCTTCCAGTTGGACGTACCAAACATAGTGTTTTCAGTAGTATAGCGGCAAGTAAAATTACTGCCATAGTCTTGATATGTATGGGGAGACAGGATGGAAATGGTTGTTTGGTTTTGTACGGCGACATATAACCCACCGTTATACATTCCCCAAGCCGCCTCAATCTTCAGGCCCGTACCGTCACTACCCCTCCACTCATACCAGAATTTCTCGTCTACATCGTACACCCAAGTTGTCTGTGTAGTACGAAGGACGTAAAAGGTGTGGCCGTCAATAGATAGAGAGAAGCCATCTTTAGCAAGGTTTACATTACCTTTGGCATTCGACGTAGAAGAAAATGTTTCCAGAGTTCGGTCTACTACAGAATTTGAGACGCGCTCAATTTTAAAACTGTTAATAGAATAGACACCTAGGTTCTTCTTTTCATCCTGGCCTACAAAGTAGGAAGTGTCACCAATCATGCAGAAGTTAGATATATACCCCACTCCACGCACAGGAGAATCGTTACGGCTTAGTGGACTACCAGGAGGCTCATTACCAGCATCCCAGAAGTACTCAGCACTATTATATCCGAGACAGACTAAATAGTTCTTAGCCTTCAGCAGACGTAAGCCGTAGTCACTGCTAATTTCAGCTTGGAGATAGTTACCAGCCGTCCAAGCAAACGGATCATCATTGTCGCTGTTCCAGATATTCCCACTGTCGGCTTCCAATAAGAAGATGTAGCCATTAAGATAAACAGGGTATGGTTGGTGCGGTGTAGGGAAGTCTGGATAGGTTGTCGTGTTAACGGCGGTGCAGGAAACCCCAACAAAATCGTCAATCCATAGGTCTGTCCCATCAGAGATGATGACGTATCGCGTGTCGTCACTCTTTAGGAACGAACAGAATCCGACATGACCAGATGAAGTATTTAATGTGGCTACTGTGCGAACTGTCGTGCCTACGTCAGGCTTTACGGCGTACAGCTTGTCACCAACAGCCCAATAGAAGGCGTTCTGATCTACGTCGTAAAAACTTCCCCTAACAATATCAGTACTCGTTACTTTAGTCAAAGAATATGAAGAAGCCGAAAGTCCAGGACGTTTCTTAAGACGAGTTTCCTTGGTCTTATTTTCTTGGCTAATCCTATCGTAGAACATGTTGACAATCTGGAGGTCTCGTTGGGCAGACAAATCCCCATCCCTATATAACGTAGTTCCGTCGAACATCACCTGTTCTTGTTTATACGTGCTGTATTGGGGATTGTTTGAAAAGGCCATTAGAACATCCGTTCAGGTTGGAAATAGATACTACCACCTTCATCACCATAGTCTGAGGCAGTCTTCCAATAAAGGGCCGCCTCTTGCTGAAGCATTTTACGGTCTTCTAATGGAATGCCGTGCTCAGGGGCAAGCAGCACCGCTGTCTTATAAATAAGGGCAAGCGTCCAATATGCAGGAAAATCAGGGGTTTCTCCGGAAGCCGTAAAACCATCAAACTCTTTCTGATAAACCACTTGAAGGGTTTTAGTAGACACCGTTGAAGAGTCACTGGTTGGGGGCCAGATGCTAATCGTGCTTCCCTGTAACAATGGCTGCCAAGTCCAATGAACTGGCACACCAGCCGACGTAGTAGATAGTCTACGGAAATCGTACAAACTCTTATTCTGAAGTTCATATTGAGTTCCATTAGTGTCTCGTAAAAACACCGCTGAAACTGTTACAGCATCCGATAATGTGTACACTTGGGACGAAGCCGAAGGAGATAAAGTGGCAACAGTACGTTTCCACAAAGACATCCCATCAGTTACAGCCAAAGCAATGACAGCATTAAGGGACTCAGCCCCGTCAGAGATTTGGGTTGCCGTTAGTGTGTTGTCTTCACCAGGAATACCAATCTTAGCATACGCCCGGGTGATTAGTTGATCCCGAGTGCGTTCCCAGGACGTGTTTCCGCTTGTTGCCATAAATTTCCTTTAAGAAACTAATACTGGGCCACTGAATGCTTTCGCAGGAGGGTCTTGTGTTACTGTTCCGTCTGAGTCGGTAATGGTAAGCCAGCCCACTTGTCCTGCTGATAAAGTAGTCCCGGACACATTAATTTCCAGTAGACCGGTTCCATCTGTAGTTTCAATAGCACCCTGTGCTACAGGAGCCACAAACAGATTAGGAGTTACTTGGTCAAAGAAAGCCCACTTAAGACCTGTAAGTGCTGCCGCAGGAGTGGTGCCATCTGATGTAAGAGTGAGCACCACAAGCTTAGGAGTCTTTCCAACGAAAGACCCAAACCTACGCCCAGCATACGCGCCGTGGGGACGATGTTGGGTGAATGCCATGACTTAGACGATGGAGAACGTGTCGCCGCTAACCGGGGCAGTCGTCAGGAGAGTAACAGTCAAAGTGGGCGTGGCACTAACGCTACTGGCAGTGATGTCCGTGGCTTGTCCACGCAAAGCAGCCGTAGTCGTGTCATGGTCAAAGATAATGATCCGGCCTTTGAGTTGATCGGCAACGCTGGTAGCAGGGCTCATAGCAGACGTGGGGATGCTCGTTGTAGTCGGGGTGCCACTGGCGGTAGCACGAGCCACAGTACGTTGCCCCACCTTATCACGAATCAAACCACGCTCTGTATCACCCAAGCGAATGTCGTTGCTACCAGTAGCCGAGAGAACACCAGTAACGGTGAGAGCAGCCAGCGTCGTCGTGCCGCTGTTAGAGCCACTAATCAACAGACCACCGGAAGCACCAGCAGCAGCGGCAGGAACCGCAGCACCAACGTCCTTGGCAGTTTGAGCAGTGCCAGAACCAGTGGGACCAAGCTTAACCGTGTTGGCATCAACCAACCCAGCAGCATCAATCACCATAGTACCAAAGCGATTGGGAACTGTCTGAAGATTAACAATGGGGACAATGGCTACGTCTGCTGTGCTCGACTTACAAGTGAAGTCCAGGACATCAGCATTAGTCTCGGTTTGAGACACGTCGAATGTGTACACTCCCTTCGCATTGGTGGCGTCAACCTCTGTTGCTGAAGTATCTGTGAGGGCTGCCAGAGCAGCCCAGTCCTTCGAGACATAGGCGGTTAGGTTGGCTGCGTCACCAGTTTTGGGGA